TCTCGACCTTGCTGGAGTTGCTCGGCAGGCTCTTGGCCTGACCGAACTTCTCGATCACGAGGTAGGGGAGGCCGCGCTTCAGGAGTTCTTTTTCAGCGTAGGCTGCGGTACGGGGCGAGATGTCGCCGTAGGAAACAGTTGCCATTTTTAATTCCTTTCGATGAAATGGCTTTCAGGACGTCATGGGGACGCCCAATCAAAAGGAGCGTTGGTGACTCGTTTGCCGTATGCAGACCGTGCACCGCGTGTGGGGAGCCCGAAGGCTTGTCCCGGCGGTGCCGTATGCGCGACTGATGTCGTGCTCCAGAGAGTTGCCCAGTGATGACGCGCACCGGGCCACGCGGCGAGGTAACCACCCCACGCATGCGGGTCGGAATGACCCTCAAATGGAAAAGCCCGCACGTGGCGGGCTGTGAATTGATGGGGGCTTCGCCCCATTGCGCAACAGGGCTCTCAGGAACGACTACGACTTCTCGAAGGCTTCCTGGAACTCCATTGCTTGCTCTTTGTTTTTTGCGATAGCCTTCTGCAGTTCGGGGCCTGCGGCTTTATTGGATTGATCATCCTCGCCATCCGCCCAGGCCTGCTCGTACTCTCCGACGCCATTTGCATCGGACTTTTTGACGGGAGGAGCAGGCTTCTGCTCTGGCGTGACCGGGTCGGTTCCGTGCTGCACCATCCGGACCCTGCAGACGCTCCACCTCCCGATCCCCCTCATCGCGCAGGCCCTTCTTCTTTGCCGCCTGCGCCGCCTGCGCCGCATTAGCCGCTGCGATGGCTGCATTGCCGGGCAAGAAGATGGCAGCCATCAGAACTTGTCCCAGGCTTCCTCGTAGCCGTCGGCACGGGCCGGGGCTTCGGGCAGGCGCAGGCCACCGGAGCGCACGCCCTCGGCGTTGTCCGCATCGGCCTCGGGGACTGCGTCGGCAGGAGGAGCGGTGGGCTCGTCCACGGCGCCAGCTTCCTGGCCGGCCTTGAAGGTGCTGATCAGCTTGACGATGGCGCGGGAGCTGCCGTTGTCAATCGTCTCCAGAGCCTTGGCGCGCTCCTCTTCGGGCATGGCCTGCACCCAGTCCTTGAAGTCCTGGCCCTCGGCCACCTCGACGAAGTCGGGGTGCGCATCCGAGATGGACTCGAAGTGGCTGCGCTGCTTGTCCTGCACGATCTCGCCGACCAGGGCGTCGATCGTCTTGCTCACGCTGCCCACGCGCTCGTCAGCCGCACGGCCGGCGATCTCGGTGGCCTTGGACTCGATCAGCACGGACAGCAGGTTGGCGAACTCGGGGCCGAAGTCCTCGGTCAGGGTCTTGATGGCCTGGTCCGGAGTCATCTTCCCGGACTCGACCTGGTCGACGGCCTCGGCCACCGCTTCGGCCACGGGCTCGGCGCCCTCACCACCCGATGCCACTTCAGCAGCCTGGGCGGCCGGCGTCTCGCGCTCCTTGAGGGCGGCCTCGCGGGCGGCCAGCTCTTCTTCGCGCTTCTTCAGGCGGCCTTCCCAGCTCTTGGCGCGCTGCTCGTCCTTGGGGTCGATGGGCTCATCCTGGCCATCGGGAGCCACGTCGGTGCCGTCTGCAGCGCCGGTCTCGATCGCCACGGCCACGGCCGGGGGCTCGCCGTCAGCACCACCAGCGCTGGCGCTGGAGGCCTGATCGGCCTGCGCCTCGGGCGATGCCGCAGGGGCAGAGCCTTCAGCCAGATTGCTCACGCCCGGCTCGACCTCGCCAGCTTCGGGCATGCCCTGCTGGGTGGACTCGGCCATGGCCGGCTCGGGCGGGGCCTCGGCGCCAGGGAAGGCCTCGGCTTCGGTGGGCTCCTGCTTGCCGGCCTGCTCTTCCTTGAAGGCGGCCTCGAAATCCATTGCTTGCTGGTTGCTCTCTTCGGGGGTCATCTTGGCCATGTGAATCCTTTCGTCAGGCCCAAAAGCCTGTTGCCAGGCTCAACTGTCCCGGCACTGCGCCGGGGGTCAAGAATCAGACGCGGGGCAGCTCGGCGCCCACGTTCTCGAAGACCTCTCGCAGCGCCACCGTCTGGCGGATCAGCGACTGCAGGCGCACCAGGTCATCGACCGTGGCGTTCTTGAGGTCCTCGACGTAACCTTCCTCCAGGGCGCGCAGCATGGCCACCGCCTGGAGGGACTGGTCGGAGCCGGCGTAAGCGCGGACGACCTCAACGGAATCAGCCAGACGCACGTCGATGGCGCCCCGGGCGTCGGGACGGTCTTTGGGCTCGCTCATACGGCCGCCGTCTCCATGCCCTGCTCCATGCCCAGGCCAGAGCCTGCGGGCTGAGCGTCGTCAGCCATGGGCTCAATCACCGGGGGCGGTGCGCCGACTGCTGGCTGACGGGTCGCCAGGGGCGGCATGCCTGCGGGCTGCACAGGCGGGCGCATCATGGAGCCGATCTGGGTGCCGGGCGACAGGTCGTCGAAGCCTGCGCTGCTGAGAATCTCGTCGCCTGCCGGGGCGATGTGCGGGTTGGAAGCCGCCACACCACCAGCTTGCAGCGCGGCGTAGATCGCCTCGACCCGCTTGGCCAGGGCGTTGGCCGCGTCCAGGGACTTCTGCGCCGTGATCCGGTCGGTCTCGGCCTGCAGCTTCTGCACCTGGGCCTGCTTGACCATCACGTCCATGTTCGTGAGCTGCAGCTGCAGATTGGCCAGCTGCTGCTGCATCTGCATCTGCTGCTGGGCCATCTTGCTGTTCTGCTCCTGGATGACCTCGTCCTCGGTCTTGACCACGTCGCTCAGCTCGTTGGCCTCGGCGCGCTGGCGCAGCAGCTTGTCGCGCTTGATGTAGGGCGCATCCATCGGGTTGGCTGTCATAGCCGCGAAGTTCTCCAGCTGCTGGGCTCGCACCTCGCGCGCCACCAGGGAGGCCACGCCCCGGGCCTTCACATCGAAATCGCCCTTGATCGTCACGTCCGGGTTGAACTGCATGTTCCAGCGGTACATGCCCCGGATGAAGCTCACCGTCACGCCCTCATCCCAGTTCGAGATGAGGTCCTTGATCATGATGTTGGCCGCGCCCATCAGCATGGACATGCCGGATGCCGTGCCGGCCGCGCCGCTGCTCACGTTCTCGCCCGTCATGTAGCGCGGGATCGCCGAGACCTCGTCGGCGTTGTTCTCGAAGCGGTCGACCAGACCCGACAGCTCGGGCAGGTGGCTCGGGATGTCCACGACGCGCACAGCCTGATGGCCGGGCGACTCGCGGGTGCGCTGCCAGACCTTCCAGGGGAACAGCTCGGTCACCTTCTCCAGCTTGGACAGCAGGCCGGTTGTCACCTCCAGCTGCGGGCCAGCCGCGATGGCCGCGTTGTCCAGCATCATCCGGGTGCCGGCGTTCAGCATGGTCTGGTCGTCGCGCATGATCGCGGCCAGTCCCTCGCCAAAGATCGAGGCCTCGTCCTTGTCGAAATAGTAGATGTGATACGGCCAGGTCACGCCGTTGATCGGCTGCAGCACCGCCTTGATCACCTCGCCATTGGGCAGGAGCCAGACGTTGCTGAAGAAGGTCTCATGGACCCGGGCCTCATCCACCGTGATGCCAGCCTCGCGCAGGTCGGAGCCGGACAGCCAGCCCCAGCGCTCCAGCACCTCGTACTTGCCGTCCACGCTGCCCTGCTTGGCATCGCGGTCGCCGATCAGCATCAGCTGGTTGTCGACGAACTTGATCTTGACCTCGCCCTTGGGGTGGGAGACCAGGTACTGCTTGATCAGCGAGCCCTTGAACGACTTGCGCTCAGCCATCTCGCTCAGGTCTGCGTGCGTCATCTGGTGGCGCTCGTAGACGTAGCGGCAGCGCTCCAGGCAGTCGGCCCCCATGTCGGGGTAGAAGCGCCACAGCGGCACATAGTCCAGGAACGGGACGATGTAACTCTCGCTCTTCTCGGTCCACTTGCCGTTGACCTTGACGAACTTGGAGCGCACGCGGCGCTCGACCAGCGGACCCTTGAGCACACCGGTGCCGTACAGGTTGCCCGAGTGGATCACCTGCTTGCAGAGCTGCTTGTAGCGCACCTCGGACATCTGGTCGTCGATGACCTTGCCCATCTTCTTGGAGGCGTCCTTGCACAGCTTCAGGACGGCCTGATCGACCATCTCCTTGGTGATGTGCATCTGGCCCATGGCCGGGTTTGGCTGACCGGTCTGCTGGGCCTGTTGGGCCATCAGCTTTTGCTGCTGCTCCAGGAGGCGCTTGAGCCCCTTGGCCACCTCGATGCGCTCCTCACGGGTGACGCTGGGTACGGGGGTCGTGTCGACCTCCCAGTTCTTCTCATTGCCGGCCGGGAACAGCAGGTCCTCGACGCGGCTGTTGGCCGTCTTGACCTTCACGCGCGTCTTGCGCACGAAAGCACGGGAGCGCTGCTCGCCGATCCTGGCCAGGACCTCGGGGTCGTACTGCCCCTTGAACTGGCGCAGGTCCTGCAGCCAGCGCTCTTCGGTCTGGCGGCGATCGTTCTC